CCGGTGCCTCGAAGTCCTCAATGCGCCAGTTGGTGAACACACGGGCCTCGCTGGACGCAACGTAGCTTCCGAGCCAAACGTGCTTGTATTTGTCCGGATCACGGCCCCGGTCGTATTCCATCTCGGCTTTAAGAACGTCAGGGAACCAAGGGTTATCGAGATAGTTGACTTCGGCAACGGTGCTATCCGGCGGCAGCTTATCGCCACGCAGCAGGGAATCCACCGGGTCGCTATCGAGGCGCGGGTTCCATGTGAACCAGAGTTCGCTACCCGGCTTGCGGATCGTCGGGCGCAACAGGTCAAGGCTGCGCTGCGACAAGGACTGCGCTTCTTCGACCCATGCGCAGTCGTAGCCCTCTAGCGACTTGATGCTATCAGCGGTGTGGTTCTGCATCCCCTGAAAAATTATCAGGCCATCGCCATGACGGCATTTGATCTGGGACTCCTGCACCTCGAAATAAGACTGAACGCCCATCTGTTCGATCTTGATCTCCAGCAGCCGCTTGACCGATTGCGCCAATGACTTCTGAATCTCACGGACGCAGACCGTGCGCCGCTTCTGATCCATAACGTGCGCTTCAATCACCGCCTCGGCGAATGCGTGAGACTTGCCAGACCCGCGCCCACCATGCGCGCCCTTGTAACGGCTGGGGTTCAGGAACGGCTTGAACCAGCGCGGCGTGTTAATCGTTAGCGTTGTCATCGATCACTTGGCGCTGGATGCGAGTAAGCAAGTTACCATTGATGTTCAGCTTGGCCGGTTCGTTATAACCATGCATTGCGTTAAGTTCTTTGACCGCCGCGACCTTGACCGATCCTGTGCCTTCACGAAATGCTTGCACCAACGCCTTTACCGACATTTCCCGCGACCAGAGTTGCTTTTCCTGCACCTCTGAACGAAGCTCGGCTAGTCTTGCGACTATCTTGCTATTTTTCATCAGGCGCGATGCAACGGGATAGATCGTGCTGTCTTTCCAATCTTCGTTGCCATAAGCGCGCCGGTAGGAATCAGCCTGTCCCAGCCCATCAGCGATGCCCTGAGCAAACGCCTCTTGCTTCGCAGTGAGATTAACGTGAGGCATTTATTTGGCCTCCAAAGTTTGGAGCGCACGGGTTGGAGTCTCACCACCCAGAGCATCGGGGAACGATGCCGCCTGATCTTTCGCGCGCTTAGGGTATGGTTTCGCAAGCGGTAATATACGCGCTTTCATTTCTGCGTCTAGAGGCATGAGGTAACGGTGCTTGCCGGGTACATTGACCACGGTAGCATTCGGGTCAATTTTACGAGCGCCATAAATGTTTTGAACCAATCCTTTTGCTCCAATGCTGCGAGGATGAGTTAATTTTCCGCGTATCATGTAAAACTTAGCCGGGTCTCCTTGACCATTATATGTCCAGTTTCCGGCTTGATAAATACCGCCATGATGACCTTGAGATTGATCGGCAAACGAAACGATTAGTCGCAGCCCGTCACTTTGCCGCTTAAGAAATCGCATGGCCAGCGCGGCAATGCGGCTAACTGGCGTTGTATGTGATGTCAAAGCGATGCGGACAAGTTCAACGCATTCATCTTGTCCCAGCTGATAAGGGCTTCCAAGATTTGGCGTAGCCCCGCGCCCAAACAACACCACGCCAATAAACTTGCCGGATTCCCATGCACCAACCTTCACCAACTTCCCGGCAGGCATACACCCGCTGTAATGCCAATTCTCACAAGCATACTTAGCAGCCGCATGGGTGGCCCATTCAATGCGTAGATCAGCCTTGGTCATGTTCACGCAAATCATATTCTTGGCCGCAGTGCGGGCATTGTACCATCTTTGGCGACAACTCGTCTAGCTTGCCTTGATCGTCCTCGGTGCCGGGTTCAAATGTTGGCTCGTCAAACATTGCTGTTAGTTCGCCAATGTCAAAGCCGGTTAGCGTCAAATCAAACTTGGCCATATCTAGGTCTTTAAGTTCAATTTTCAGCAACTCCATATCCCAACCGGCATTGAGCGCCAGTTGATTATCTGCAATCACCAGCGCTCGCTGCTGGGCCTTAGTGAGATGATCGAGGACAATAGCAGGGACTATCTCCATCCCCAGCTTACGCGCCGCTAACAGCCGCCCATGCCCGGCAATCAGCCCATTATCGCCATCAATAAGAATCGGGTTCGTCCAGCCAAACTCTCGAATGCTCGCCGCGATCTGTGCGATCTGCGCATCGGAATGGGTGCGAGAGTTTGAGGCGTAGGGGATAAGGTCTGCAACTGCGACCTGTTCAATCTTTGGCGTCATCTCAGTTTCCGTTTTCGGGCTGGTAATCTGCGAATACACCCTTGCCGGTCTTCATGCAATCAGCGGCGATCAACATAAACTCAATCGCCACGGACGCAGGCCCGCTGATGCTTCTGTCGCCGGCCTCCCAGCGCCGCACAGCCCGCTTGCCATCGCCACCCATGCGCAGCGCCTTGGCCAGTTGGTCTTGCGTCATGCCCAGCGCGCGGCGGGCTGCTCGAACTTCGTCGGCTGTCATTTGATGTTCTCCACTGCTTGAATTCTCTCACCGATCCAGCGCATTACTGGAACGGCCATGCTATTACCCAGCGCCTTGTAGCGCGGGCCATCTGGGCAATACTCCACAGCCTTGTGACGCCACGGGATGGCTGTGTAATTGTCCGGAAAGCCTTGCAGTCGTTCGCACTCAATAGGGGTGAGGCGGCGGACGGCCATGTTTTGAGCTACCGCTGGCGTCTGAGATTTAATGAGCGCTGGTGAAAAGTCAGCGCATATTTCCAAGTTTTGTGTTCCTCCGCGTTGCCACTCAAACGCCACCGCCGGAACAAACAAACCGGCACCTTGGTTTATGTGCTGATTGTCTTGCCCGTGCTTTGCACCAAACGAAGCGTCCAGAGTTGGAGTTATTTCCATCGGCCAAGACACAGGCAAATAAGTTTGGAAGTCTGGAGCATTCAGCGCAGAGCCTGCGCGAGCTGCAAGTGTATGCGCAATTACATGCTCACAGTCTGTTCCTTGTCCGCCACTTCCCGGAGCGCGTGTTCTAAGGCTTGCGGTATTTGTTTGCCCCTTCGCTCGGATCGGCGCAAGATGCCCTGACAAGCTGTGGCGCTCAAAAAGAACCGCTGCGGGGGGACGCCAGTCTCCAAGATATCCGACAACGAACACGCGGCGGCGTCGCTGTGGAACTCCGAAGTGTTGAGCGTCGAGAATGCGGTATGCGACCCCATACCCGAGTTCTGCCATCCCTCCAAGGATGGAACCAAAGTCCCGTCCGTCATTCGATGACAAGACACCGGGGACGTTCTCCCATACCAGCCATCGGGGGCGTTTGCGATCAGCAAGGCGGAGATATTCGAGTGCCAAGTTACCACGGTCATCACCCAGTCCGCCTCTAAGCCCGGCGATGCTAAACGACTGGCAAGGGGTTCCTCCGACAAGAAGGTCAATTGCTCCATATTGATCGGCTCCTATTGTGGTGAAGTCGCCGTGCAGCGGCACAGCGGGATAATGGTGCGCCAAGACAGCGCGCGGGAATGGTTCTATTTCTGAAAAGAATGCTGGTTCCCATCCCAGCGGATGCCAAGCGGCAGACGCGGCCTCAATCCCACTACAGACGCTACCGTATCGTATCACATCAGTCCCTTTCGGTGGGGCAGCGCCCCGGTTGGTTCCACAGTCATAAGGGCCGTCAGCCCTATGCGTCAACAACTATTTCCCCAGCCCCTCCAGCCGATCCGCCACCATCTTCAGATACCCCTCGGCATCTCGCCACGAATCCACATACAAGCAATCCCCGTTCAAGATGCGTCCCAACTTGTTCGCCACCATCTCCAACGACTCCCGCGCATCAGCCGGCAGCTTCGACCAGTTGGCGCTGTGACGCATCGCAGCCTTGATGTTCTGAGCGACCAGCGACACGCCAGTGAACTCGCCATATCGCGTCCCGCGCTCTTCTAAAATCTGATCGATTTCCATGCCCAATTTCCCTCCGTATCGGTACCGCCCGCATCGCCGGTAACTGGTAACGGTACCTAAAGGTACCTGTTACCGCCGTTACCGCTCGACGCCTTGCCCCGTTTTCGTTACCGGTTCTGTTACCGGCATATGCTTTACCTATAGTTTTCAACAACTTCTGCGGTAACTTTCTAAAAGTTACCGGTAATTACCGGGCTATTTCCCGCTGTTTTTTATCATGACCATCAGGCCAGCAGTTTTGGGGCAAATTACCGCGAATCCGGCGTCCATTACCGCCACCATTTCAGCCACAATCAGCGCACCAATTAGCTTATCGGAGACGCTTGGTTTGATGTATTGACGGGCCGAAGATTCGGTCAATTCCAGCTTTGTTTTGACATGATCCAGCAGCGCCGAGCGCGACACAAAAGGCTTTCCATCGACGATCTCGGCACCAGAAGCCCACCAAGCGGCCTCGAACATCTTGCGCCACATATCTAGCTTTGACTCTTTGCGACGCTCTGGCGGCGCTTCCTCGGCCACCAGCACCGCGCTGCTCACCGCCTCGCCGTCCTCATCAAGCCAGCCGTTGATTGCGACCGCCTGCAACCGCGCGTAGATCGGCGCAGCTTCCTCGGCGTCCTTGGATTTCCGCTGCACGATCTGGATTGGCGCGTCACCCTTTGCCGGTATCACGCTGATCTCAATTTCCAGCGCCCCCTTCCATGCCGATGATCCGCGCGCCCTGTGCTGGGCCTCATCTGACACGCCAGTGTGATGCACCAGCAGCACGGAACAACTGAACTCCCGCATCAGGCTGGCACAAGCATCGATCATCGTCTTGGCATCGACTGAAGAGTTTTCATCGCCCGACAGGAACCTGTGCAACGTATCGACGTTTATAAGGCTAGGCGGATGCGGTAGCGCACGAATGGCATCGACCACGCGGGCGTAGCCTTCCGGCGTATTCAGATCGGTGCCGGTCTTGGAAATCCACATATCCAACTTACCAGCGCCATGATGTTGCTTCCAAGCTGCAACGCGGCTGCGCAAGCCGTGGTGGCCTTCACCAGCCAGATAGACCACCGGGCCGGGCTTGACGCGGTGTCCATGCCATTCAGTGAGACCTGATGCGATGTGAAGGCTCCAGTCCAGCACGGCAAAGGTCTTGCCGCCGCCAGATGGGCCATGCACCATAATCAGCGCGGCCTCTTGCAACCAGTGTTTGACCAGCCACCGGATCGGCGCAGGCTCAAGGCAGAAGTCATCGGCTGGGGTCAGCCAATCGGTCGCGGGCAAAGGCATCAACAATACCTTGAGATCATAGCCGCCCGCCAGATAGTCGTTCGCATCCCCGGGTATTGGTGGCATCACAACCCGTGCGCCATGCTTGGCGCTGGCCTGATCGGCATATTTCTGCCCGGTGCCTGACGAGTCGTTGTCAGCGACGATGGTAATGCTGCCGCCAAGCCCGACCAGTTCACGGATGGTTCCGGTGACCGGGACGAGATTGGAAGCCGAATAGGCCACGACACACGGTCGCCCAGTGACTTCGTAGATGGTGGCGGCAGTGGCAAAGCCCTCGGCAATGTAAATCGGCCCCGGCTCGTCCATCGTCCCGACAGTCCAGTAGCAGCCACCTGTCTGTCCACCAGAATGATAAAGTTTGCCGCCGTCTATATCGATATATTGGAGCGAGGCGAGTTTGCCCTCTGGCGTATAGAGTGGCACCACCAGCCGACCATCACCTGTAACGCGCGATCCGTTGATGCCTATGCCCTTGCGCGCCAGATAAGGGTGCGCGGGATCTGCCCCCATGCAATTTGTCCAGATGGCTTCAACGGTGTTCGCGGCAGTCTCACGGGTGCGGGCAGTCTCGGCATCGCGCGCGGCTTTCGCCTCATTCATGCGGCGAGCGTGAGCCATTTCCTCGGCTGGGGTAAGGCTGCGACCAACATCAGCCCGCCACGTTGATTCCATGCCAGCGCGCCAGCAACCGAAGCGCCCAGCGGGGATGCCATCGGAGTAAGCCACATACCAACCGGATTTATCGCCCGCGCCGGGCGAGCCTTTGGTGCCGGAGTTGAAGCGATGCATCTTGCCGTCCAGCACAATTTCACGCGGCGGTGTCAGCCCTGCGCGTTGCATGGCATCAAGCAACTGCGCGGCAGGTGGATCAGGCTGTGCCACTTTCGGAGGCGACCACGGGCCACCTAGCACATTTGTTAGATCAGCCATTAGCCCTTACCCTCTCAGAAATGATAGCGTCGAAACCTTCGAGCCAATCTTTGTGCTTCCGCGCATCGCGTTTACCGCCATTCATGGCAGATTCGCGCCCAGCTTGAAACTGGAGGATGTCATTAGCCATCGATCAATGGCCCAGCGAGATAGTCCGAAAGCAATTTCATAGTCGCATAAGTTGGGTTGGCATTCGCCCCTGTGCGAATCGCAGCGATGGTGTTTCGATGTATGCCGGTGCGCTCCGATACCTTTTCGACGTTGCGATCACCCAGTGCGGTTCGGATTTGGTCTAGATTGAGCATTTATGTGTCCCTTCTTTTTTTGAACATTTGACGCTTTACAAGCACACAATCGGGCTGTAAAGACATTTTCACGCACCGACTGG